CCCGAAGACTTGATGAGGAAAATAGAAGGGCTATTTGCTCTTTTTGTTAACCTCAAAGAATGCGACTCTTATTCACATTTCGCGTCTGCAGTATTTCTGTATGTACGTGATTTTTATGATGGATCGATTACTTCACAAGTCATGAAGTATATCAAAGAGCTGTTGGATGATAATATCTTTCAGCAACAGAGCAACGCCAAGAACATTCCGAATTGGCTTCATGCTCTGCGCAACGTACAGGACAATTGGGCTTTAGTCAAGTCTAATAAGGCTTTTGGCCAGTTGTCTAAACTATTGGGAGTTCTTGTAACCCTTGGTTTGTGCGATGCATCTTGTCTTGAGTTTGACATTGGAGGTTTCCAATTACTCGACAAGGAGATCTTAAAGCGTCACATGACTGCTACTGATGTAGCTGAGGCCCTTTTTGGTACTATTACCTATTTTGTTGAAGGTGCATACCTGTGCTTTCAGAGTGGATCTATTAAACCACTCCTAATTAATGATATTGCTGCTCTCGAACTTGATGAAGAGTACATCACCCTCCTGTCATGGTGGGATTTAGTCAAGAATGGTAATTTGGAGCGTATTGAAGGCGTTTCTGATTCAGAGTTTTCTCACCGCGTTGATGTTATCATTAACAAACTAGTTGTTCTTCTATCTAGTCTCAAGGGATTGGACAAGAAATTAGTCGCTGATAAACTTATGAAGATGAAGATCATTAAAACTGAGATGATTAGCATTAAAATTAGCTCCGGTATTAGAAGAGCCCCATTTGCATTGGAATTTTTCGGTGATAGCAACCAAGGCAAAACAACATTCGCTGATCAAATGGTAGATCTTTTACTGGCTAGTGCCAGCTTACCAATTGAGAAGGAATTTCGAGCAGCATTGAATCCAGGAGATAAGTTTTTCTCCAACTGGACATCTGATAAATTAGTCGCCATCCTAGATGATATGGCTAATGAAAAAGCAGATTTCGTTGAAAAACCCCCAACAAGGGCTATCATTGATATTTGTAATAATCAGATGTATTATGCACCCAAAGCTGAATTAGATGCTAAGGGTAAATGCTTTGTTGAACCTGAAATTGTTGTCGTCACAACGAACGTTAAGGACCTAGATGCTAGGGCCTATTCCAACAATCCGTATTCCATTCAACGCCGAATGCACTTGGTATATACAGTAAAATGTAAACCGGAGTTTCAGCGTTTTGAAAATGGTGTTGCATGTGGAGTCGATTCGTCTGCTGTGAGGGAATATTACACGCGCGATGGCGTATATACACCTCCTACTGTTGATGATATCTGGACTATTACCATAGAGCGCGCCGTTAAACCGGAACAAGCTCGTGTCACGGGAGATTATACTCCTGTAGTACACAATGGGAAGAAGATGATTGATGTATCGGCTTTGGAAGCCATACAGTATACCATCGATATTTTCCATGCTCACCGCGATAACCAATTTTGCGTTGTTGATGGTATGCGAGATAGACAGCACAACCTCACTATTTGTGGAGTTGATGGTTGCAAGCAAATTAAGGGATGTTGTCCCCATCATGTTGAATTTGAACAGCATTTTGGTCTACAAACAGCTCTAACTGCCAAACGCATCCAACGTATGTTTACTCGACGTATCAAGACAGATAGTGACACTTTATTAAATAGAGTTGAACAAGCTGCCACCAATGCATTATACAATAAGACTACCCAATTCCTAGATCGTTGGGATTGGCTTTGTTTAGTACCAAGCGAATATTTGGAAAACAAGCATTTTGTCGAATTTGTTAACTGGTATTACCGTGATGAAGTTGAAAAGCAGAGTAGTCGCTTTTATTGGACTATTTATACTCTGGTAGCAACTATCGGATTTGTTAATATTTATTTATGTATATTATTGTATATTTTTATTTATGTATATTGTTCCATTTTTAAAAAGAGTCTAACAAAAAAGATTCTTATTGATGAACTTAAAGAGCGTAATGACTCACTCCCTCTCATTATTCGTAGTGCAAGGGATAAATATGCCAAGGCTATTTGCTACACATCTGTGGGCTTAGCCTCATTGTACATTCTGTCCAAGATTTATAAAGGATGGAAGAGTTTACAACAAGAACATGGATCACTTGAACCGAAGAATGAAGCTGATATTAAACAGCGTGACTCTGAAGTTGATGTTTGGACCCCTGTCACTTTTAGACCGTTGCCACTTAGTGAATTTTCGCGAGATATTGACATGGATGGATTATCCTCCATTATTGATAAGAACTTGCGATATTTATCAGTGGATAATGGTACTAATATCTTGATGGCCAATATGCTTTTCTTACGTTCTAACATCGTCGTTGTGCCTAATCATTATTTTGATGGAGTAGACGCTCTCAAGATAACAGCACGACGATCAGAGCCAGATAAAACTGGAGGAAAATTTGAGACACTGTTGCACGTTAGTGCTTCATATCTCATACCTGATACAGATTTACGAATTTGTTATTGCCCTTGTGGCGGTACATTCCGAGATTTAGTCAAGTATTTTCCAACGGGACCTCTTAATAAACTCGCATTCAAAATGATGTGGAGGTCTAAAGAAGGAGGTTTGATTCAGGCTTATGGGGCTGGTATCCCAAAACTTACCAACAATGGTGCCCAACAATTCATGGGTATCGAATACACAAAATTGTCTATGGACACATTTGCAGGTTTATGTGGAGCAGTACTATTGTCAGAAGGCAAGGGTAATGCACTGTTAGGATTTCACTTAGGTGGGATCGCTGCCACGCCACGTGGATGTGCGGGCACCTTGTGTCAGAAACAAATTCTCGAAGCTATCACTCATATTGAGAGCTTGGAAGGCGTTTTGTTGACTGGTGCCGCATCTAAATTTGAACCTCAATGTATGGGTATGAATATCATGACCAATGAGAAAGTTCACCCTAAAAGTCCTATCAATTTTCTTCCGCGCGAATCTCAATTTGAGTATTTTGGAACGTGCATAGGAAGATCCACATATACATCTGATGTTAGGAAAACTCCCATTTCAGATGCGATTGCCAAACACTGCGCTCAGGATAACATTTGGGGTAAACCTAAGTTTAATCCGGAGTGGTTTGGGTGGTCAACTTGTTTGAATAATGCTAGTCACACTGGTACTGCTTTGCCTCATGATATATTGCAAACAGCGGTTATAGATTACAAGAAACCACTTTTAGAGTTAGTTCGTTCGCCATATTGGCGCGTTATGAAACCATTGACAGATCATGAAAATCTAAATGGTATCCCCGGATGTAAATTTATCGATGCTATTAAGCTAGATACTTCCGTAGGATTTCCGTTAGGTGGAAAGAAACGTCGATTTATTATCGAACATGAACCGACTCCAGATCATCCATGTAATAGGGAATTTGAACCTATCATACAGGATGAAATCAATCGTGTGGAGGCTCTATACCTACAAGGTAAAAGAGCTAATACCATAGCAAAGGCGTGTAAAAAGGATGAAATTTTGCCAGTAGCTAAGGAGAAATGCCGTATATTTTATGGCAACCCTATTGCTTTGACATTTTTGGTTCGTAAATACTATTTGCCAGTTTTGCGCTTCCTACAAATGAACCCTCTTGTATCAGAATGTGCAGTTGGGATTAATTGTTATGGACCAGAGTGGGACACGTTTTATAAACATGTTAGCCATTTTGGCATGGATCGCATTTTTGGTGGCGATTATGGTAAATATGACCAAAAGATTCCTAGTCAACTTTTGTTGGCAGCACTACGTATTCTTATTGATATCGCCAGTGAGTGTAACTACAATGATCAGGACATTATTGCTATGAAAGCCATGGCAGCGGATCTTGTATACTCATTTATCGCTTTTAATGGCGACTTGGTTGGATTAACAACAGGAACTCATATCAGTGGTAACTCTTTAACCGCTGTTATGAATGGCATTTGCGGATGCCTTAATTTACGTAGTTTTTTCTTCACTGTGTACGACAGAAGTGAAGATTTCCGCAAAGCGGTACACATCATGACTTATGGCGATGATAATATTGGTAGTGTATCACCAGACTATCCTTTGTTTAACATTAAGGATTGTTCTGAGTTTCTAGGAGAGCATGGTCAGATTTATACCATGCCCGATAAAACAAGTGAGCTTAAATCTTATCTTGATGAGGATGAATTTGAATTTCTCAAGAGAAAGAGTGTTTACCACCCGAAACTTGGCGTTCATGTGGGAGCTTTACTTGAAAAGTCAATCTTCAAATCTTTGCACTGTTATATGCGTCCCAAAGGCGCACCACTATCACCAGAACAAGCATGTGCGCAGAATATAGATAATGCGCTACGTGAGTGGTTTGGTCACGGACAAGAAGTGTATGAGGAAAGACGACTCCAGATGAAACAGGTTGCAGCTGAGTGCAACATTACACATCTGTGCGAACAGCTGGATTGGTCATATGATGATCATATCCGAAATTGGCACGTTAAATATTCACCGGACGCTATTGAACAATCGGAGGAACAAACTCCAATTTATACAGTTCAGAGCGGTATTGAAGATAATGAGATCGCAGAACTTCAATATATTCAAGCCATTGCAGATGTTCCTTGGCAATTACGAGTTAAGGATTTTGCATTACTAGAATTTGGTGAAATTGATTTGTGCTTTCAGAATACTTTTGACAGCAGGCATTGCTATTTGATTGTTGAAGTCAAGATGATGGCAACAACTGTTGCAAAAAGGAAAGCTAAAACACAACTCAAACGGTGGGTTGAAGCGCTACATTCGCTCAATCCCAATGTGGATATTATTGCTATGTCTTACGTTGGTATGCAATGGCGTGTACACCATCTTATAGTTGAGGATGTTGGACTCATCTATAAGAATATGCGCGAGGCAAAATTGACGCCTTGCACCTTCGCGTTGACTCAAGCTATTGAGAATATGCCCCAACCGTCTTAGTGGGACGTTAAACCACTCCCAGTTTGAAATCTGATGGTGAGCAAAATTCAGCTCTGTATATGGATACCATATGATGATCTTTTGTTTATTATGATCTAGTATAGGCTTTGCAGGGTTCTCTTGAGTGTACCGGGTGGTGCACTAAATGAACTATAGAACGTGTGTAATCGTAACACGTATCCGAATTTCTAATGATTAACAACACTGTAAATATTGTAAATATTGAAAATAGTTATGAGCGCTACACTCGAGAACATGTAGTAGTGGTGGATTCCACGAGAAGCGATGTTGAAGAAAATGATGAATGGACTGAAATACCGCGGATTACGCCTGGACTTCGTCTCAAATACAAGCCACAAGCTGGTACTGAGTTGCGAGAGAAAGGTGACAAGAAATTAAAGAGTAAATCATTTATGAAACTCTATGAGCGTAACAGGCGCGCATATGAGACTCTTATTAAGAAGACCCAACAGGTTGCTGCTCACAGCATCACTTTTGAGTCCTCCTTAATTCCTACGAGGAACAGACCCCAATCTGGTATTGAAGGGGTTTCTCTGATGAATACGACTTTGAACGAGAGGTCGCAAAACATCTCTTTCTCTGACCAACTCGAAACTAAGATGTATGTCGTAGATTCTGAAATAGACTCCACTCGGAGGCTTCAGGATTCTAACGACGCTTCTTTGGGCAACTTCTTTAGTCGTCCTATTAAGGTTCGTGAGTATGAGTGGTCAACTTCAAGCACTCTCGCTGAGGAATTCAATCCTTGGCAAGACTTTTTCGAGAACCAAAGGGTTATTGATCGTATTACTACATTCAACTTGTTGCGGTGTAAGTTACATGTCAAAGCTGTTATTAACGGCAATGGCTTCCAATATGGTCGCGCTGTTTTGGCGTATAATCCTCTCGCTGTGTTTGATGACTTGTCAACTCATTCTGCATTGGTTTCAGCTGATTTGGTTCAAACTACGCAATTACCACATGTGTATTTGGACCCCACCACATCAGCAGGTGGTGAATTACTACTTCCATTTTTCTATCACAAGAATTACCTTAGTATTCCTGACGGTGATTGGACTGATATGGGACAGTGTTATTTACGGTCTCTTAATGTCCTCAAGCACGCAAACGGAGCAACTGATGTTGTTACCATTAGCATTTTTGTTTGGGCTGAAGATGTATCTTTGTCTGTGCTTACTAACACGGACTTTGTAGCACAATCTGGAAAGGAAGTGGATGAAGCTAATAGGACTGGAATGATTTCCGGTCCAGCTTCTGTGATTTCAAAATCAGCTAAGACATTGTCTGGCATATCGGCTATTGCGCCGTACGCCATGGCTACGTCTAAAGCAGCTGATGTAATAGGCGGCGTCGCAAAGATGTTTGGTTA